GCGTTGTATAAGACGGGCTCTGCACCATCTACATTAAATGTATCCACTCCTTCAGCCATAGTTTCACTTTGGAAAGATGCTGATACATTGGTAATCAACTCTTCAATTGAAGAAGAAACTGAATAAGATACTGGGCAAATTGTATACCATCCGTTATAAGTTATTGGAAACTCCGTTTGAGATGGAAAAGAAGGTGCCTGTTGAACTTTCTGTGATGAACTGATAGATGAACTTACCTCAACATAAGAAGATGTGAGAGAAGAAGAATACTGAAGATGTGATACATTTAGATTACATCCAGTCCCAGTGTATACACCTAATGTTCCTTTATTTGTGTCAAAAATACTTTGTGTTGCAGGTCCATCGGTCATCAAAGGCCAATACAAACTCTTTGATGTAATTTGTTGGTTGATTGGTTCTTGGAATAATGCGTATCCATCCAATGCTGTATAAGTTCCTGATGATACTTTACTACCTGTAGCGTATGCACCACTTCCACTCTTATATTGGAAATAGAAATCACCCTTAAAATAAATGGTGTTAGATGGGTTCTGCTCTCTTAAATCAGTTAGAGTAGAGTTTACTATCTTTGATACATCAAAAATCCCTACATTGGAAGCATTTGGGTATTTAACCAAAGTATATGCTGGATTACTTCCACTCTGAGAAGTTGTCCCAGTCCAATAGTATAAATCACAATTATATTGGAATGATGCAGATGTATTAGCAGCTGAGCTCTCACTTACCGAAAACACAATCGGTGATTGAGCTAGAGAACAACTTGCTGGATACTGAAGAATTGTAATAGCCATCCTTAAATCTTTTTATATATAACCATTTTCCAAACAAAAGTATTGGATGGTTACGATACCTTAAACCCCGCTGATTGGAATTGTGTATCTATTGGTTGTAGTAAATCTTCAACTAATTTCAATGTTTCGTTTCCGAAGTATTCATTGAGTGCTAACTCAAACGCTGGGTCTTGTGTTCCCAACTCACCAAACGGTCTTGCTTTCATCTTATATGTTCCGTAATGAACATAGATTGCATAGTTCTTTGGAGATGGTGTTTGTAAATCTAATACTAACTGCCAACCCTTCTTTGTTTTTCTTGCAAGCTTATCCGGAGTATTAGCTGCTACAATACCAGCCAACATCTTACCAGTCTTAAATGCTTTAGAACTACCTGTCTTATATCCGCTATAGGGAACGCCAGGGAAGATTGCCTTACCTACTGATTTTACATAGGTTTTTGCTACATCTTGTATTGTTGCCATTACTCAGGTAATAAATCATACAAACAACGAGGACGTGGGTTGTGTGTAATCAAATCAAATGTTGCTGAGAACCCAGCCAATCCATTATCAAAACTTTCCTTAAATGCGGTGCAAGTTACAGTACCAATCTCAAAGTTAGTTGTAGCATACTCCGTATAACTCAATAAATCGTTCAGGATGGACAAAGTATTTCCATGTATGTAAACTACATCATTCACACCATAATAATCAATCTCCTGTTCGTTATATGAACCGCTGGAGTTATTATTCAACAACTTCTGCTTATCAGCTACAATCAACTGACAAGAGTATGATGTTGTGCTTCCATCAAAGGTAGCATCGGTAATGAGAATGTTTCCCATAGGATATTGTGGAAACTCCTTTGTATCTAAAGAAAATACATCACCCTGTGAAACATAGTTTATAGATGGATGATTACTCATAATGGTCTTGAAGTAATCCAAAACATTATAGTAAACTGAATAGTTAGTATCTGAATTGTTTACTACAGTCATATCTTATAAGTTTATACCACCAAAGTATTGGTTAGTTTGGTCTGGATAGATTTGAGTTGCATTACCAACTGATTGGTAGAACTCAGGGATTTGTGTGTTATATGCAATTAAATAATCTTGCATTCTGGTAGCATACCATTCTGCATTATCCTGCGCTTTCTGAACTAAGTAATCTACTTCGTTTTTACTCACCGCTTGTGATTGTTCTGATTGGTGTTTAACTGCTCCTTCACTCTTAAACTGAACTGCTGAGAATGGTAGGTATTCTACACATGCATACCAAATTAGCGTTGGTTTAACATAATCTTCAACAAGCGTTTGGTAAATACCTGTAAATGCAGTTCCACTCTCTACATCATCCTGCAACTTATTATACAATACAGTTCCTAATAAGTTTAAGATATACTTTTCTTGCGCTGTTCTTACGAAAGGAAGTAATCTATCTGCATCAATAGCTCCTTGTAATGGAGTTGTTTTGATAATATCGTTTCGGGTTACTAATAGTCCAAATGCCATCGTTATTCAGTTATTTCGTTAGTTTCGTTTGTATCAACATCTTCCATTGACTCGTTCACATCTTCTTCAACCTGCTCAATAGTTTGACCTGTTTCTTCTGCAGTAGTAGAAAGAATTACCAATGGTGTAAGTTGCTCAAAGTATAAATCCGTTTCACCCCAACCACCAATCTCAAGTGCATCTTGCAAAGCGTTGATGATGTTATTTTGGAATGGCATGATTGTCATTGTTTGTAAGATAGAGAACGCCGTTTTCATTTCTTCACTCTGAGAGGAGAAACCATTAGCTGCCGTTCTGATACCAAACAACAATGGAGAAGTAATCCTATGCGCTACCAAAATGCGGTCCTGAGCGTAATCACCTACATACTGATACTTTTCGTGTAAGTTTTCAGTAGTAATTGTATCAATGGTTGGCTTAACTGTAGGGTCATCATTGAATGATACCATAAATCTACCAGCATTTTTTGTTCCGGTAAACTTCTGCTCAATCATTGCTTCAATGGTTTGTCTTTCTTCAGGTGCAGGAACTCCGTTATTCAAGTTAACCATTACCAACGGTAAGAAACCATTTTCAATATTGTTAATGTGAAGGTTAGATAATTCAGCTTCTACAAATGAGAATTGAAGGGCTGAAATCCAATCAGGCAAAGAGTAATAGAACTTACCTGGTGTGTAGTTCTTAATCCAAAGTAATTCTCTCTTTTCTTTACTCTTTCCGAATGCAGGAACTTCAACTTTTACTCTTTGTGCTCTTTGGTCTTCCCAATCGGTGCAATAGTAGTATGAGTTTACAAATGGAGTATCAGTCAATTTCTTTGCTCTCCAATGTTGAACTGGAGTGTGATACATTCTTTTAATCTTTGTATGGTCATCGTTCCACACAACATCTACTGCTGCATTACCATAGAGTTTCATATCAAATGAAATCCTCTTTATATCCTCCTGTGAGATGATTTTAGTAAGAACCTCACCAAAAGCTGGAGAGTTAGAGAATAAACCCTTACCGAAGATTAAGTCTGCTACTCCATCAACACAAGCAGCGTTGGTAGTAGATGTTGTATATGCATCAGTAAGAACAGGGAAGAAGTCATCAATATCCATGATGCCAATTGGCACCCAATGATGTCTTGTCTTTGTATCTTCACTTACAATGGGTATCTCCTGTTGTGATAGGTTTACTACTGATAATTTTGTTTCTTTCTTCATAATACGATGTATGAATTATCTGTTACATTTGAGATGTATGTTTCTGAAAGCTGAGTTTCATAAATAGATTTACTAACTGATGATGATGAGAATGTATTAAATGAACCATTCCATACAACACTACCAGTTTCATCCGTTAAAGTAGCTCTATACTCACTTCCGTAAGTTGCAGAACCAATACTAGCGGTAAAAGCCAATAAGCTTTCATCGCTATTATAGGTAAAATCACTAAATGATTGAGTTTGAGTTGTAAGTAAATACATATCCTCATAACTCATAGTGTAAGAGTTTGATGTGTTTTCCCTAACTCTTATTGTAATTACATTGCTGCCCGAAAGGTAATAACTCTGCATGTGATTGTCTTTAAGTATATAACAAAGTTGTAAGAATAAGTAGTTGATTAAAAAAGAAAACCCACCTGTTTAGGTGGGCTTTCGGGCGTATGATATATGATAGATAAATACGGACTATCAAGAACCGTATACGATTGTTGGCGGATTTGTAAATCCTGATGCTCCAAACGGATTACCGAATGTGCTTCCACTTACAAATGCTGCTGGGAATTGTTCCTGTCCAGTGAATGTGATTGAGTATCCGTAGAGGTCACCTAATCCTGCTCCTGTTTGGATTGTTCCAGCAGTTAAATCTGCACCTTCTCTTTCACCTACTAACAAAGTATCACCTTGCATTGTGTGAACGAAGATTTGTGGACGACCGTAGGCCATAAGCTTCAATTCGGTTGTCATTTCGTTTGTAAGCTTCTTCAAGTTAAGAACTAATTCTTGAGAAAAGAAAGTTGTTCCGTTTTCTCTTGAAGAGTTTACAGTTTCCGTATATGCTGAAGTCCCTTTCAACTCATAGTAGTATGCGTTCATACCACTTGTAGGGAAACCGTCAATAAGACCATTTCCATCTGCTGAATAGGAGCCAGTTTGGAAGTTTACGAAATACACACCAGCTAAACCACCAACACTCTCTTTACATACCTCTTGTCTACCTGCCGCTAAATTACATGTGCTCATAGTATTTTGTTTTTTTTAAGGTTAAAGTTTAGAGAGTATTTAGGGGGAATAAATCCCCCCATTTACTCTAATTGGTTTATACTGATGGGATGTGAATAGCCACATCAGAAAGGATACCGATTTGTGTATCCGCAGTGTATCTCATGATTACTCTGAAGTTCTGTGAACCATCCAAATCTGCCATGTCCAAGATACGCACTTCGTTGTAGTCGTTCATCAAACCAGTACCGAAGTAAAGGTTAGACTTCTGAGCTGCTACAGCGTAAGAGTCAGTCATACCAGGACACATTGCCAATTCAATACCATTGAAGTTCATTGGCTTCTCACCCACGTTCATTTGGTTGTTCCAACCGTTAGCACCTTGAGCACCACCAGCTAATGCTTGTTGGTATGCCTTAGCCACGTTAGTAGGAACGAAAATCATCAAGTCTTCCTTACCGTAAACTGCTGCTGGGATAGCATCAACCAATGCTGATAACTTATCCAACACGTTAGCTGAAGTGATAGAGCCAGATGCAGAAGATTGGATTGCATCACCTGCTCCTGCAGTTGCTGCAGATGCTGAGATGATAGGAAGTAAGCCCTTAAACTGACCGTTGGTTGCTGCTGCACCAGTCCAGATAGAAGTTTCAGTAGCTTCAGCTACCTTACCTCCTACATAGCTCACCAAGTAATCGGTGAAGGTTGCAGGAACCTCGTCAAATGCAGAGTAACCTAACTGAAGAGCCTCCCATGAAGCTACGAAGTTAGACTTACACAATTCCAAGTTAACCTGAAGTTCTTTTGGTTCAAGAATTCTTTCGGTCAATGCTACAGTACCTGAAGTAGTGAAATCACAAGATGCATCGTTAACGATTGAGTCAACATCAACTCTTTGGATTACTTGCTTATACTTCACGTTTGGTACAATTGTAATGTAGTTATTGTCCAAAGTTCTTGCAGATAACAACGCTGCTGCGATGTATTTGCCCGCAAATTCCCCGGCATATGTGCTGGTGATTGAAGGCTGTGCGAAGTTTTGCTTTTTTCTCATTTTATTGTTTTATTAAATGATTATTTGTAAAGTTTAGACAAGAATGAGTTTTGTGCGCTCACTACTTTATCTTTCTTTGTGTTTTTGTTGAAGTTGATAGATGCTTTTGACATCTCTACAGGAGCACCGTTCATAGGAGCGATTTCGTCTTCATCGTCCTCTTCTTCTACTGCTACTTCTTCCTGCATATATTGTTTTACGGCTTTCTCAAGCTCTTCAATTCGGTAAGACATGTCCTCCATCTTCTTGCCATAATCTTCCATTTTCACCTTCATTTCTTCGTATCCTGGCTCACCTGGAAGTGGTTCTGGCTCTAAAGTTTCTTCGGCCATCTCTTCTACCTGCTTTTCATCTACCTCGCCGTCAACCTTAACGATTTCTTCCTCCATTTCTTCCACGTTCTCTCTTTCGGTGATAACACCGTCCTTAACGATTACTCTGATACGAACTTCGTTACCTTCCTCATCTCTGAGGAATAACTCATGTTCACCATCTGGAGCTGGAGTTTTTCCATCTTCGGTCACAACTTCAATAGACTCACCTACATCAAATGTAGCGGACTCAACAACAGTTCCATCCTCTAATTTTGCGTAAGTAAAGTTTACCTTCTCAACAGAAAGAAGAGTCATGATTTTACCTAATACACTATTTGCGTTCATAATCTAATAGTTTTAAGTTTAATATTATAACAATGTTAGTTT